CCAGCTGTGAGACGGCATCAAATTTTTTAGACTCCGCGCCGCTCGGCACCGTGAACCGGCCAACGCCAGGTACACGTCTCGGGCAGATGAACAGCGATGCGCTGTCCGGTCAGACACAAGAACCACTGTCGAGCGTTGGTAACAACGCCGGCTAGCTTACCCGCCACCGTGGCGGCGACGATGTTGATGCAGAGGAAAAATTCATGACAGCACTTGGCGTCTTCCGAGACGATTATTACAACGCAGCCGCAGTATTGACGGAGACCCAGTACACCGTCACCGCGCAGGCGTCCGGCACACTCGCGGCCTCCGCCATCGCAGGCGCACGCCTATGTGTCGTGCTCACCAGCGGTGCCACCGCGCTCACGACCGACACCGCGCTCAACATCATCGCGCAGGTCCAGAACGCTGTTGCTACCGCGTACAAGCAAGGTCTCGGTAGCTTCGCGGCCGGCGTCAACCCGCCGACCGGTGCACCGAACCTGTTCAATACGAGCTGGACACTGCAGATCGTGAACACGAACGCGGGCGCGCTCACGTTGACCGGTGGTACGGGTGTCACGCTCTCGGGCACGACCTCCGTACCACTCGCCGGAGCGATGCGCGAGTATCTGGTTACGATCACGTCCCCGACCACGGTCACGATCCAGGGCATGTTTGCCTCGGTCACCGCGACCTTCACCGCTTAATTTTTCGATTCAATCAAGAGGATTTTTCACACATGGCAAGCAAGATCAACACCAAGAACGGCGACAAAGCCAACGAGAGCGGTGAAGCGTACCTGAAGGGTCGCCGCGCTGGCGTCGAGGGCACGTACGGTAAGTCTCGGTCGGGCAACGTGGCCCAAGAGACCAACGTCGCCGACAAGATGGACCAGTCTGACTCGGGCAGCCTGCAGAGCGACCTCACCAGCTCCGCGCGCTCGCTGTACCAGAACGCCGTCCACAACCGCGGCGACAAAGAAGGCGACAAGGCGCTTACCGAGCGATGAGCGTTCTAGCTTTCATCGGTTTGGCGGTCCTGGCGTTGGCGGCGTACGCCGTCTATCACCTGGTCAGCGCTAAAAAGGCGGTGACTGTTGCGAACGTCGTGGCGCAGGCTACGACGGACGTGAAGAGCGACGTCAAGAAGTCGTAAGTGCCGAGCGTATCTCCGAAGCAAGCGAAGCTGATGCGCGCCGTCGCCCACGGGTGGTCTAAGCCCGGGGGCGGCGGCCCGTCGGTTTCCGTCGCCAAGGAGTTTATGCACGCGGACGAGCGCGCAAAGAAAGGCGCCCGCACGAAAGTGCAGCGCGCCGACCGGAAGCGAGAGATGGACAGCTGGGCTGAGGGAAAATGAGCGGCATATTCAAAAAGAAAAACAGCGAGGGCCGCAGCATCAAGCACGTCGACGGCCCGCGCTCCAGCCACGGTGGTGGCGACACAGAGAACGCGAAGGTCGCCAAGAAAGCGCACCGCAAAGGTCCGCGCCCCGGCACCAACACGCCGGACCGGCAAGCGCCGCATAAGCAGCGCGAGTCAAAAGAGCTGAAGCACGTCGATCAGGGGCAGATCCTGAACGAGTGGTGCGCCGGCAAACGAGGGAGCTACAAGTGTCCATAGATACGACTTTCCAGCCGAAGACACCCACCTACGCGGTGGACAGCTCGGCTGCGGTCACGATTGACGGCAGACAGGCCGGCGTCACCTCGTGGCGCATCGTGGCTAAGGGGGCGACCGGTTCAGCGACCGGCGTCTCTGGCTGGATCAAATGGGCGCAAGGTAACGCCGCGGCACCCTCTGCCGCCGCATCCGTTGCGCTCGGCACACCGGTAGCTAACCAGCTGGCCGTGAACGCGAACCAAACGCTGTACATCGACGGTGTTGGCGCATGGCTGCAGTTCATAGGTAACGCCGCGTACGCGACCAGCTCGTTCGAAGTGACTGGTGGACAAGGAGGTTGTGGTGGCTGATATTGCTCCGATGCTTGGTGCCATCCTTGGCATCAGCCGGACCCCGAAGGGTCAAGACAAAAAGCGCGCGAAGAAGTCAAAGGGCGAGAAGTCCGTGACCGAACCCGAGCAACAGCACGGCGAGCTGGCGTCCTACAAGGCGCCGACCGACGCGAAGATGGTGCGCGAGCACGCGAAGAGCGCGCTCCGCCACGCGACCGAGAGCTGGGTCTCCGGCCACATCACCACGAAAGAGCACAAGGCCGTTCACGACCGCGCGAAGCACGTCCTCTCGGGCAAGCGCCCGACGGAGTTCAAAGGCACGAGCGGCGAGCGGTCGTTCAAGAAGATGCGATGATCATTCTGACAAACATTCGACTCGGGGTCTGCTACTGCGGCATACGGCTCGACCGATCATGGAGGTAGCATGTTCTTCATAGGACTAGTAGTTGGTTTAGTGTTGGGTTTTTTCGCCGGCGTGAACATCAGCTTCCGTAACTGATATGGGCGTCATAGGCAACAGGTACCTCCAGGGAAGTCCAATTTTGCCGTACGCCAACGTCAAGGCGTACCCGAACACGGACATCTTCATGGACCTGCAGTTCGTGGACCACACGAACACGCCCGTCATCCCGACCTCGATCAGCATCGAGATCGACGACATTACGAACAGCGTGGTCCTGCCGAACTGCGGCCCTATCACGCTGAACGCGTCTGGCGCGGTCGGCACGGCGAGTTCGCCGTTCACGTACCCTGCGTTCGCGGCGTCGATGTATTTGCAGGTGCTCGCATCGGCGTGGCAGATGACGTTCCCGTACATCGGGTCGCAGCTCTGTCAGGTGGGCATGCAGTTCACCGCCATCGACTCCGTGACCGGTCAGCCGTTCACGTCGACCGCGGTGATCGCGATCATCGAGCTGTGTGCGCTCGCGACGGTGAGCGGCCTCACGTATTAAAGTAAAACCCGCAAAGCTTTAATAGCGGAGGTCGGTATTAAAATTTTTTCTGTAAGGTGAGAGGTACAGAACATGGCGAAGATAGATTTTTCCCAGCGTCTGCTGGATGACCTGATCGCAGTTGAGCTGCTAGACAAGGCCGAAGGCGTGATCAAGTTGCCGGATTGGCAGCGAATCCTGCGCGGCGAAGTCGTCGCGGTCGGGCCTGGGCGAATGCTCCCCCTCGGCGAGCGTGCTCCTATGGAGTGCAGGATCGGAGACACGGTATCCTTTTCTGCCACCGCTGGCATGGATGCAGATTACGGAGTCGGAAAGAAGGTGCGCCTGATGCGCGACACCGACGTGGACGCGGTGATCCTGTGATCTTGACACCCGAGCTGGAAGAGATCGGCCAGCGCGTCCGCGTCCTCCGGGACCGCGTGCTCGTGAAGGTTCTGCCATACGTGCACCCGATACTGGAGACGCCCGGCATCGAAATTAACAAGGGTGTGGTTGTGGCTGTAGGCTACGGCCGCCGCCAGCGGCGCAAGGTAGCGTTCAAACAGGAGATCAGCGACGGGCCGCCGGTCCTAGGGCCGGGCGGCAAGGTGATGAAGTTCGCGAAGTCTAAGCTCTCCGGCAAGACCCTCTGGTTCGAGGACGGCCCGGAAACAGGCGCGATAATTCCGATGCAGGTGAAGCCGGGCGACGTCGTGGAGTTCAGTTTCCGAAACGTGACATTGGTTGACTTTGACCGCTGTGGCTTCCCCGGTATCGGGCACCTTGCGTTCATCTGGCAGAAGGCGATCTACTCCGTCGACCCGAACGAGTCGTTACAAGACTGCCTGCTGTGGCAGCAGAGCGCGGGCTACGACCGGCACGGAAACTACATGTCAGGAAGCGAGGATTGGCATCGCGCCTAGTATGGGACAGAACGTACCGGACGACGAGCAGCTCGGTAGCATGGCGAAGGCGCGGACCCCAGGCGCACCGAGCACCCCCTGGGGGAAGTGGCCCAAGATCAAGCCGGAGACGGTCGCGCCGCTGCGCGACGGGCGGCCGGATCTGTACAACTACGTGCCGACGCGCTTCGTCTCCAAAGATGAGGCGGAGGCGCGCGGCTGGAAGCTGTTCTGGACAGGCGACGTATGCGTCACCGGCCACCGCGCCGCGCGCTACGTATCGAACAGCAGCGTCTGCACCGACTGCCAGCGCATCGAGCGCGGCAAGTTGCCGGTCTACGGCAAGGGCGTCCCTGAGCTGGAGGCGGCGCGCAAGCGCAACTACACGCAGAAGAATACCGCGCCGGTCGGGCCGCCTGTCCCGAGCGCCGCCGAAAAGAATTTTTTGGCGAAGTACGCGGAGCTGAAGGACTTCGCGCTCGCCGCCGACGCGTGCGGGCGCAGCGAGTCTGAGTTTTTGGCGATCCTGAGCTGGAACGCAACCTTCCGGGACGCTGTGAACCGCCTCGAAGAGAGTTTGGGCGTCACCCGAACGCAGAGCGTGACCGAAGATTTTGACTGGACAGACGAGAAGCGTCGCGCGTTCCTGATCACGTACGCCAACACGGCGGACATGAAGCAGTCGCTGCGCTCCGTTGGGGCCACCAACGTGCAGTTCCATAAGGAACTGAACAGCAACAGCGAGTTTCAGAAGGATTTTGACGACGCCGCGCAGGTCGCGCGGTCTGTATTCGACCACGCAGCCTCCGCGGCAGCCACAAAGGGCGACGCGCGCATGCTCGGGCGCATCGCGGCGAACTTTTTCCCGGAAAAGTTCGGTGAGAACCTGAAGATGGATCTCAACGTCAAGCAAACTCTCAATGCGGACCAGATAAATGCGCAAATTACCCACCTCCTATCAAGATTTGATAGACAGGGTCTACTCTCCGCTCCCGACGAGCCTGAAAGAGATGCTGTCGAAGCAGAGTACCGGGAGATTGAGCCTGTCGGAGCAGATGAAGCTGCTGAGTTGGCTGGAGCAGAGAGCGCGGACGCAGGACCAGACCCAAATAGTGACCTGGTTTCAGGATCCGAGTGACCATCCGGCACTAAAAAACTGCCCGCTCGGCCGGAAGAACTATCCGAAGCAGATGCAGTTCTTCGCGCTGGAGAAAACCGACGACGAAATCGCGCTTTTTGGCGGTAACCGAACTGGGAAGACGCACTGCGGGTGCTTTGCTGACGTTCTTCATCTCACCGGGCTCTACCCGGACTGGTGGCCGGGCCGTCGCTACACGCACCCCATAGACATGTGGGTCGCGACGGACACCGCGAAGAATACGCGCGACATTTTGCAGGATAAATTTTGCGGGAAGCCGGGCCAGGAGCAGGCGTACGGCACCGGGATGATCCCGGGAGATTTACTGGTCAGGAAAACAGTGAAGCACGGTCTAGCTGACGCTTTTGAGTCAGTTTTTATCAGACACGTGTCCGGCGGGATCTCGACGCTGCAATTTAAATCGTACGACCAGGGGCGCGAAGCGTTCCAGGGCACGCGGCAGCATCGAATACACCTCGACGAAGAGCCGAAGCTTGAGATCTACACAGAGTGCTTGCTCCGACTCATGAGCACGGTCCCCGGAGAGAAGAATGGCACGCTGGTCCTCACAGAGACGCCGCTGCTCGGGGTCTCGGACCTGATGATCACGTTCATGCCCGACCTGTCGCCCGAGCCCGACTCTGTGCCGGCCGCGGCATGGGATATGGGCGAAGAGGAAGAGGTAGTTGTCGATGAAACGTACATTGAGAACGCCTAATGTCGAGAGCCGCGATATTTTTAGACATGGATGACGTCCCACACCTCGGCGAGCGAGAGAAGAAGCAGATCCTCGCGGGTGTCCCGTCGTGGCAGCTGCAGGCGAGAAAGTCCGGCATCCCTGGTCACGGCACCGGAGCGATCTACCCGATCCCCGAAGACGTGATGAAGATAGAGCCATTCGACATTCCGTCGCACTGGCCGCGCTCGTATGGGATGGATCCGGGCTGGAACTGCACCGCAGTGATCTGGTTCGCGTGGGACATAGACAACGGGTTCAATGACGCCTCCGGTCAGCGCCGGTATCCTGCGGTGGCGTACGACGAATACTATCGCGGCCAGGCCGACCCCGCCGTACACGCTGCGGCAATAATGAGGCGCGGTTCGTGGATACCTGGTGTCATAGACCCCGCCGCCCAAAAAGCTCGCGGACCCGACGGCGAGCTGCTGATTGATGCGTACTGTCGGCTCGGGCTGAAGGTCAGCAAGGCCGACAACACTGTCGTGTCTGGTCTGATCCAAACCTGGGACATGCTCTCGACGCAGCAGTTGCGCGTCTTCAGCACGCTGACGAATTGGTTCAAGGAAGTGCGCCTGTACCGTCGCGACGAGAAAGGCAACATCATCAAGAAGAACGATCACATCATGGACGCCACACG